ACCGTATGATAAGATTCGCATAGTTTATTGTCAGCAAGAGTGTCCGGAATCCAGTGAATTGCGCCTTGATAGTACCAGCTTAATGGATCAGAGCAATCCTTTGCTCTCATGATCTTTAGTGCTTTGTCAAGCGCTTCAAGATCCCTTTTTGCTTCTGGTGAGTGAACTTCATGTCTCACGTAGCGGTGAGTTGAATTGGAATGCCATACGTAAGCCGCTGCTAGGATAGCAAGTACCACGATGGCGATCGTTAATTTAATCGGTTTTGTCATGTCTATTTTTATTTTTTAAATGTTTCAGCCTGCTATATTTCCAGTCTGAATGTCTTGATGTAATTTCATGTACTAATTTTTATAGGTCAAACGGTAAGTCATCATCGCTCCAGTCCTTATCGACCTTGGCGGTTGATTTCTTCGGACCTGTGTCAATGCCTAAACTGCGGAAAATTTCGTCATCGTCGTCTTCCTCTTCCGCTTGCTTGCCCTTGACGGCTGCGCGTTGTTGACCGCTGATTCGATATGCCTCAAGCGTGTTGAAGTACTTTGTCTGACCTGACTTGTCGGTCCAGTCTCGACCCTTGACGTCAAATGCAACTGCAACGGTATCACCGACTCCGTAAGAGTCGATCATGTCACACTTGTCTTGAACAAGTCCGAAAACTACTTTTTGCGGGTACTTATCTCCCGTTTCAATAACGAACTCTCTCTTGCGAAAGCCCTTGTTAAAAGTCTGCGATGGGAATATTTCAATGATTATTCCGGTTAATTCAAATGCCATATTAAAAGCCTGGGTTAGTTATTCTTATATCGTAATTCGTAAAATTCTCAAAGTCCTTGCGATCAGCCTCAATTCGACGATCCACCGAATCTCCTGGCATGTTGCGGTTCGCCATTCTCTCACGTCTAATCTCCTCATCAATGTCAATGAAGATGACAAAAGATTTTTTACGAGAGTCCTCATCAACATGAGATAGCCCGGTAGGAGTCATGATGAACACATCATCCTCGTCGAATTGATCTCTTGATGTTCCATAGACCCAACCGTTGAACTCAACGTACTCATAGAACTCGTCATTCTTAATCATTTCTTGAGCCTCTGTTGGCGAGATGAAGATGTAATCAACTCCATCAATTTCGCCTTCTCTGGGTGGGCGAGTTGTGTAGCTGACTGCATACCTGAAGCCTTGAGCTTCAAGTTTCTTGCGGAGGTAATCTTTACCGCTTGCGGCACGGCCGACTAGGATTATTCTTTTATGCATGTCTAAATTAAAATTCTCTTTTCTGTCCGTGAACTACTTTTATTACTGGAAATCTCAGTGAGTGTTCTCCATGCTGGTCAGTGGTTTCTTCAAAATACTGGACGGTTATTGTTTTACCTAAAATTTCATTTGGGTTTTGATGATAGAACCGTCTTTGTTCAAGAGAGAATCCTGAACCCACTCTAACTCGATTACCCTTGTGCTCAACGATTACAGCCTTTAACATCACCTCTTCAATCTCACGACCGTTTTCAATAACTCGGTGAACATCGCTTTCATGATCAATGACCACGTACTCAGCATCGTGCATCTTTTTAACTTTCAAAAGATTCTTTGATCGCTTACCTTCGTATCCAACGGATTTACGCATCATGATGCCTTCATAACCCATTTGGGTTGCATCAGCTACCAATTCCTCAAAATGTTCCTTGCTCTCAACCTGTATCTGAACTAAAGGTTCTGCATAGGTTAGGCCGGTGATTACTGCATTTAAAATAATTAATCTAGCTGCAAGCGAAACGTTACCCGATTGAGCATTGAATTCCTCAAGCTCAAGAAAATCAAAAACGTAATACTTAGGCGACGCAATCGTATGGTCCTTGCGACCAATTTCCTTAATGATGCCTTGGAAATCTTCAAGACCTCCTTCTTTCATGATGCAAACTTCTCCATCCAAAACTTTACTGCGTAAACCGAGTTTCTTAATATCATCAGCTAATACGCTTAGAGTCAAGAACTCATTACCTGCTCTGGAATAAAACTTGGGCTCTCCGTGCTCGTCAATTACGGTAATGCATCGGACTCCGTCCAGCTTGCGACTTGCCCACCATTCGCCAGAGTCAAAGTCGACCTTCTTTTCATTACCGTCAAATTTTTCAGCTAGGGCAACATCGAATGTTGGCACCGTTCCTGGCATGACTGAATTAATTAAAGTGGTCGTTGCTCTGGTCTTTAGATTTCGGTCAATCACATCATAGATCACATCTGCGAACTCATGATTCTTGGCAATAAAACCATTAACCGCTTGTATAGCAGAGTGACCAGTCACACGACGTTCATTCAGATCGTCTAGCATTGCGAATATATCATCATAGTTATCGAAACTAAGATCTTGACGCTTCTTCAAGTTATCTGATGTGACGTAATACTGCTTGAACGGAGAATACACGTACTCGAATAACTTTCTGAGCATAGGCGAGTCGTATTTCTGTAGAATCACCTTTTTATCATTCGTTGATGATGTCGCTTTCATTTCCTCAATGAAGTTAACGACCGTTTGAAAATCTTGAGTTGTCATATAGGTTATTATACTAAACAAAAAAAGCCGCAGTCGCGGCTTTTAAAGAATAATTGTGATGATTAGCTAGGATTTACCGGAGTGTTTTCAGGATCGGCTTGATTTGCAAGTTCGTCCTTTTTAGCCTCTTCGATTTTCAACTGATTGATGATCTGATCAAGCTGTTTCATTTCCATTACTGGGCCATTTAGGGCGATTGCAATTCTGAAAACGCGCTGAGCTGATTCAAGGCCAGAACCTTCATACTTGTTAAGTAGAATAGCTGCGGCTTCAATCGCTGCTGCCTGCATTTCAACCGAACCAGTAGATTCCATTTTTTCAGCCTTTTCCTGTTCAAGTCTAGCGATTGCTGCTGAGACTCCCATGAAACAGTTCATTAACATGAATGCTTCGTTTGGTCCAGTAAATGTGAACTTGCCTGAGTTACATGAATTCTTGATCCACTTCAAGTCAGCAATGTCTAATTTGATTGGATAAAATCCAGTTCTGCGAGCGATTAGCATATCTAGAGCAGACTGTTCTTTTTGAAGTTCATCGCTCGGCATAGCCTCTTTCATTAGCTCTTCGTCCAAGCTAAATTCAGACTCAGGTTGAGTTTCTTCAACCTCATTTCCGACAACATCAACTGTAGTTTCTTCAGCGACCAATGAATCGGTTAATAATTCTTGAGTGTTTTCCATTTGAATAAAATTTATGATTTTAATAGATAATTCTACTCAAAACGGCGAATAAGTTTTAGGAAAGTCGGTCTAATATTATCAATTGGGCTCTAGATACTTTACCGTATGCCTCATTGATATTGATGAAGCCGGCCCAATCAATCTCTTCCTTTTGTAATTGAGACTTAGGAACGGTTAGAGAGTCTAGACCTATTTCAGAAAGATCTGATATTCTACACACGAAATAGTGTAGAGAATGTTGGTACTTACCGTCTTTGTTAAAAATGTCGATTGACTCGACCTGAGGTTCCAGTTTGTCTGGCGAAAGTTCAATTCCAGTCTCCTCACGAAGTTCTCTAAGTGCAGCATCAAGCAGGTCTTCTCCCTCCTCAACACCGCCCTTGGGAATTCCCATGATGGGCTTGACCCAACTGCCGTTGGCTGGATGAACTAGTAGAATTTTGTTATCGTAAACAATAGCGACGCCAGCTCCATTCCAGTTCTTCTTTTTCTCGTTCAAAAAATCTGAAAACGTTTTAATCATTCTTGACAAATGTTTGGCGGTACTTTGCATCAAGCACCTCTTCCCTTCGCTTAACGCTAGGTTTTTTAAATTCTTTACGCGCACGAAGTTCTCGAACCGTACCTACTTTTTCGAATTTTCTTTTCAGAACCTTTAGAGCTCGGTCTAAAGACCCATGTTCCTTTACGTTTACTATTAACATCGTGAATATTATACTAAAGCTGCTTTAATTTGAGCTAAGCTGGCCGAGTATGAAGCTGTGTCAAAACCGGTCAAACGAATTGCATCCGCGTTTGTCGCAGTAAGTCCTCTAACTCCAATCGCCCAAACCATTAATCCCTTTGCATGGGCTCCGGTCGCAGTGTCAATTTCCTCAATTATATTGGCCAATGGACTTCCTCCGCGGCCTAATGCAGTCCAAGCTGTCGATATTTGGCCCGAGCCGAATCCTGGAGAAATTAGTTGATACATTGCGATTAGTGATTCCTCGTCCTGAAAACTGATAAATGATTCTCCAAGCTTTCCATTCATTGCAACTAACACAACGTTTAACTTAGCCGCCGTATTCGCTGAGCCTGCAATTTTTAGGCTAGCATCATTCACTAATCCGGTAACAGCGTCCTTATCTCCGCCAGTTAGTGCTGAGATTTTTGCTGAAACGTCGCCCGTGCCAGTCAAGAATGGACGACTTGCATAAGTTGTGATTGTTCCATAGAAACCGCCAAGCGCTTTGCATTTGTTAATTTGACCGTTAACCCAATCAATGTGAGCCTTAGTCCAACTCTTTCCAAATTTTTCTATTGATACCGTAATTAAAGCTGCGATGAACTCATTCATTTTACCCTTTGGATCGTATGTTGCAATCTTGTTAATATCAATATTCTGACCGGCAACCGTCGCGGGTTTCTCGTAATAAAAAGGGTCAGTTTTCCAATTCGGATTCAATTTTACACTACCTTTGATGTACTTACCACTTTGCATTTGGTATGAAATGTAAGTCATCGGAGTCTTATTGTCATCATGGAATATCATAAACGTATAATTGTGTACAGTTCCATCATTTTTATGAGCTTCAGGTTGAGGTTCATTGATGCTAGTAATTAACTGATTCCATTGATTCACGTAGGCTCCTCCGTTCGCACCGCTTTTTATGTTGGTTAAAGCCGCCTCGGTTTGTTGATCCGGATCGACCTTTAGCGGATAAAGTTTATGTACTGATCCTGCTTCGTTCAATGGAAATTCAATTGATTGGTCTGCATAAACTTTATTCTCTAACATTAGAGAGTAGTTCGATACATTGATTTGATGTCTCATGGGTTTTTAAGTATATCTTTTTATTATAGTCCACCGGCTGGTGCAGGTAAAGGCTTTACTCCACCTCCAGACTTTTGTTTTTTAGGTTGTTGATTTGAGGCAGAGGTTTGACCAGTAGAAGCCGGTACAGTAACTCCAGCGAGAGCCGTTTTCAATTTAGCGTCAATGTCTGCGGTAATTTCGTTCTCTTCTTTATTTGTTCCAATCAACGATCCGATTGCT